GAATTAGACAAAGCAATCTGAATGTTTGCTTCGAGCTGAGCCTTCTGCTCTTCGTCGGGAGAAACCTCAATGAAAATTCCAAAATCGTAGATATATAAATCTTTAATCTCGTCTAGGATAGATACATTATACTTACCAATCTTATTTGCAAAGTCGTCTTTGAAGTCCGCATACTCCAAGATATCGGCCACCCGATAGGTCAAAGCCTCCGCCATGGAGCGGTAAATAAATAAACCTCCTTCGAGGATGTGTCGAGTAGCCGTGTTAGAGTTAAGCGCTGCCAACTTCTGTATACCAACTAATGAGTTCGGATCGGGCATCGATCCATCGCGAGCCTCATTAAGACCCGTAACGGAGCGAATCATATCCATGTAGTGGTTGTAGTTCGCGATCAGCATCTGAGTCTTGCTAGCACCCGAGTTGGATGTAAGCTGCTGAATAGGAACGCGGGCATTATTAAAGTCCCCTTCCTGCGTATAGCTACGACCAATAACACTACCCGTTTGAAAGTAAAGACGAAGTGCGTCCTCGGGATTGTATGCGTTACCCGTACCTAGGTCTACCTCATTAAGTCCATCTGCATCGATGAACACACCATCGGGTACGGTACGTGCAATAACCTGTTGAAGTTTAAGGTGCGTAATCTGAATCAAGTCCGCAAACGGAATCATTCGACGAACCAAAGACTCAATGACACCCTTGTACATTCGTGGTGCTACAGCCACGTAGTTCGGGAGAGCGTGCTGAGATGCCGACTTAGGGCGTACCATATTCTCCGCAAGCTCCCACTTCAATAAGATGTTTGTGCCCATGACCATGATACCATTGTACCATACGTCGATGGTCTTCTCCATCTTCTCAAAGTTGCCTTCCTCCATCATCTCTAAAGGAGGATTAAACTGATCGTCTTTCTCAATCACTCGAGTTCCGCCTCCCTCTAGTACCTTCTTCTTGTAGACCATCTTCTTGGTGGTCTTATAGTTGAAATACAAAAGAGTACAGGTGTCTCTATAGAATAGACTGTTCTCGTAGAACTGAGCTACGTTAAAGTAGTTGTACCAATTCTGACTATACTTAGAGATTTCCTCCAAGTCCTCACGTGTAAGAGTTGGGTCAATCTTCAAAAGTTCTACTACAGGAAGTGTCTTGATCTCACCCCAATAGAAACAATCTCGGAAGTATGGGTCCTCTGTATAACTATATACAATGTTAGCAGGGTCTACGTAGGAAATCTCAACACCTGCGCCGGGAAGAAACTCATGCTTTGCACAAGCAATACCCAACACGGTGAGGTCGTAATCCAAACGCTTCCGAATATCTTGATAGTGGTTCTCGTCAAAAATTGTGTTGATGGCCTCCTCCTCAGCAATCTCAATAGCAGGCTTATAGTTAAGCTGCATATACAAGCTAAGCTCCTCGTCTGTTTGAGGTAGCTCCTCGGGGTCCATCATGAATGGGTTCACACCCGTCATGTCTTTAATAGATGTAAGTACATCCTTGGCAGCCATCTGACCCTCAAGCATGTCCTGATACTTGCTACGCTTGGCTTGAGACATTGCATCCTGAGCGTATGCCTTAACCTTGAACAGTCGGTCAGACATACCATTAACAACAATATCAACAAACTTTGGAAGAATAGGAACGGGTGTCCAATCCAAGTTCAGATAAGATAAGTCTCCGTCTACGGCTAACTCATTCTTATACTTTTGAACAGACTGCTCTCCACGAGCATATAGGCGCAGACGGTGAAAATCCCGCCACTGACCATAGTATCTACACTGATTCCCATCCTTGCGAAACCACTCATACTGAATGGCTTGTCCGACTTGAAGGCCAAACTGATCGCTAGCCTTATCAGAATCAGACACAAATTGTGTTGGGAATCCTGTAGATGTTATGTTGATTGTGACATCTTTCATCTAATCAATTGACTTGTACTGCCGTGGTTATTATACCTAGCAAAGTTAACGTTAATTTTATTCTCTTTTTTCTCGGGTACATAGAGATGTTTTTGGTTAGCCATGATGGCTAGACCCGAGCTAATACAGGCATCGAATCGGGTACGGTCGTTGATATCGAACTTGGCCCAATCCTCCAAGGTCCTAGTGAATGGCATGGTCCCCATCAGGTCCGATTCTCGGTAAGCCCCTGTCATATCCAATCCCACGTACTTTTCAATGTAAGACTCGATAGCCGAAGCGTGAGCCTGCTTTACGTCCTCCGAACTGTTTGGTATACCACCCAACTCCTTCTCTGTTTTGGTTAGCTTGCTAGCGTGCCTGTCGGGTCGGTTAAGGCAGAAATTCCGGTACCCCCTGTTCTTGAAATGGTACAGAATCCTAGGCTTGTTGTTCTCTATCAGGATAGGCATCCCGTAAAATATGCAGGCCATAAGCACCTCCTCAAAGAATATCTCAGCGGTCTGAGGCCTAGCCACGTACTCCAAGAAGAACTCGTTTACGGGGGCGTCGTCCATGTGAAACTTGGTCAGACCGTGCAGGGCACCGTTAGAACCCCTACCACCCACAACAGCAGATATATCGTATGAGTCACACCCAAACGACCCTAGGTGCTCGTTTCCCGGGAACTTGCCACCTCCCCTAGTTATGACCCTATTCTGTAGGTTCTTCTGTGGGACCCAACTAACTAGGAACCTGCCCTTGGGGTCGGGGGACCACAGCACCTCGGTGTCCTTTATCCCATCCCTCCAATGAAACGAACCACGGGTCAGGTAGTGTTCCTTAATCATGGTATCGTTGTAGTCAATCTGCTGATATATCTTGGTCAGGTTGAATAAGGACTGCTTGCTCTCATCCCTAAATGCGTGAGACTCGGTCCTAGGAAACTGACGGTAGAACTCATTCAGCGCATCCGAGTCTGACTTCAAGGAATCAACCTCAGCCTCCCAATAGTTTATTGCGCCGTTTGTAATCCAAGCCCCGTCCACACCCATTACCTTCTCGGTAGGTTTTCTGAACACGGGCATCCCATATAGGTCTATGAAGCCCTCCATGTTCCATTCCATGGGGATAAAAAGTGCATAAAGCCCACTCTTTGTCTGACCGTTTGCGTTCCTTACCCGGACGTCTGAATCCTCGTAAAGCTTTTTGTAGTTGTCTCCACCCTTGCTTAGTGCGTTTGAGGTAGACCCCATCATACACTTACCAATAATCTTGCTACCCAATCGAAGACAGGTCTTTGTTACTCGCCAATTGTTTAGGATGTTGTTTGGTTTAACCCACTTGGCGCTCTCGTCGTGAGCAAGGAACAGTAGCTTCTCTCCATCGTACGAGTTCTCTTCTGTGTTCTTCCAATCGATTGTCGTGTCTAGTCCATCTATCTCATCGTCTGATGAGTTGAACATATTCTTTTTAGTAATCTTTGCGGCAGGCACACGGTAGGCTAGCTCGGTCTTTGGTTTGTCCATACCGTCCATGATCGGCTTGAAGAAGAACGGTAGCCTGTTATTTATTGGAACAACCTTGTCAACAAACATCTTCTTGGCATCCGAACCTGTCTTTGATAGCATGCCAATACGTGAGTCCCTAGCTAGAGTAGCCGTATTAACGCACTCAGACGAAGCCATAAAGGAGAATCCCGAACGACGAATCTTTAGGTATATCATACCAAATGATCTAGTGTCGGCCTTGCACGCCTCCCAAAATATAAAGAAGATTCGGTTTGCCTCACGGTAGTCGGGGTAACCAACGTCTATACTAGACCACTGAAGGTACATGTAGTGTGAACCCGTAATGTATGTTGGCGTTCCATTATTCATGAACCAACAACCTTGCTCACGATAATCAAACTCACTCTCGATATAATCAACCCAACGGTTCTTAAAATCGCTAGGCATATCGTTCCACTGAAAGATTGACTGTATCTTGGCTAGTTCACTTGGCAGATCCCGTCTCTCCCAATACTGCTCAGCTTTACTTTGGTGTCTTTGAAGACACTCTTTTGGCGCAAGGGGAAGCGCAATAAGAAGACCCGACACGTCAATAATCTCACCAACCTGACCGGTTTTAGATATCACAACTACGTCGTACTTCTCGTTGTATCCATACTGCCACGACCTTGCCGCATTCTTTTTAGAAAGAACGGAAGACGGTATGTAGTCGTGTACAACCCTGTATATACTATTGCTTACTTCTTCTTTCCGCAAAGCCTTGTTTTGTATCTACCTTCTGAACTCCACGTTCAGCCATCTCAATACTTTCCTTCTCAGACTCAATACGATTCAGGATATCGAACGCATCAAATATAGCTAGCTTCTTTGTAGCGGCCGCATTCTTAAGCCTATCAGCAGCCAACTCGTCGTCGGGGTCGGGCTTAATGATGTCTTCGTTTGCAACCTTAATCAGATGCTCAACTGCACGGTAACCCGACTCGATAATCTTAAGCTTGATTTCTTTGGATGTCATAGCTTCATCGTTATTTGATGGTCAAACATTCGGTACATCTTCTCCCCATCAACTGTAAACTCGTACTCGCTGTCAGGTGAAAAGCATACCGAGTCACCACTATTAATACCCTTGCTGAGCAGGTATTCGTTCGGATACACCATCACCCCAACCAAAGGCTCCTCGGTAAACGGCTTCTTGATATAGGATTCAGTTACGGGCATAGGCTTTACAAAGCAGTACTTATCGTACGCCATCCACTTGCCGTCCCTCTTGTGCATGAAAAATTGGTCAGGCTCGATAAAGAAAAGGTCGTCTCTGAAAAAACTCTTTCCGCTTTTTTGCCTACCCTTTATGTCGTTGTAGAATTTAAATACGTTGTGGTGTACCAATAGGGTATCACCAATGGCAACGGGTCCATTGTAATTTAAGGGCAGCTCTACGACTTCAGCGTGTCTGTTCGAGAACTTATGGTCTTCTTCGGAGGTACTTACTATCAACTCTATCCCCGCTACCTCCTTCGTGTTGTCGTATCGCTTCCCCTTCAGTGGCTTCGCAATGAAGTAGAATGGCGATCTCATCAATAGGCTATATTAAATTCGATTGATACGGGTACCGTGTGGGTGAACTCCTTCCACAACATTACCTCGTTTTT